ATATATAAAAGGAACTCTTCCTGGTGATGGGACAAACGTTACGTTATTACAAAGCGTTACCCAAAATCAGGATGCTTGGAATACTCTAAGGACTTATTTAGGGTTCTCATCAATATATGGTATAGATTATCCGGGACAACCAAATCCCGTATTTCCTTCAACAACACCAAGTGCGACAGCAACACCAAGTGCGACAACAACACCAAGTGCGACAACAACACCTACATCTACAATAACACCATCAACCCATTACACTTTTCAGAGTTGTTGTTCACCAAATGAAATATTTAATGTCGTAATACCACCAAATACATCTGATGTTGTTACTACTGGCAGTACTTACGTGGAGGGTGAAGTTTATTATCTTGAATTGATGGAATCTTTTGTTTCAGGTTCTGGAAATTTTTGTGCGAGAAAAATAGCAAATACAACAACATTTAACCCACCAACCCAACCACAAACACTGTTTTTAATAAAAACATATACTTTGGATTTTGATGAATATCCATTTCCAAATGATACAAATGCTGCGGTTAAATGTTTAACATATAAAATACCTAGTCAAAATTGTTTATCACAACCTCAACAACAACAAAATTTAACACCTCAACAACAGTTACCTGCAAATCAACCACAACCTGTGGTTCCATTGTCTGGAACACCTAAATCTACTGTTGCTGATTTCTTTATTGATAACGATATTGAATTTACAAGTGATAATGTAATAAAAACATATCCACTTATAAGGTTATACGCACAAAAGAAGTTAGATAACCCAAATTTAAATAAACAAACATTTACAACATTAATAAATCAGTTTTTAACTGATCAAAAATCAATACAAGAAAAAATATTAAATCAAACATTTTTAAATTTAAATAAAAATTTAAATAATATAACAGTAAAAGATAATACAACAAATTCAGTTACTGGAGATGTTGGTAAGTTATCACTTTACAACACATTAAAAGGGTTTAACGATAAGTGGATTGCGGGTTCTGATTTAAAATATGTTACATTATTTGAGGACTTTTTATTTATGGACAGAGCAAATAGTGATATTGGTGACGTTTATGTCGTTGATGTAGATAAGATAGTAATAAGATTAGCTACTCAGAATAATCCTGATATGAATCTAATGACGGTTGTTAGTAACATTTTAGGAGATAACCAATTTATGTTTTTTGCAATGCCAGCTTACATAAATTTCTATGGTATACAAACCGCAATAAAAAATGGACAAGCAATAGATATTGAAATTCCTAACTCGTTATTTGGTACATACTTAGAGGTTGATTATACTAAATCAAGCCCTAAGTTTTTATGTTTATATATGGGTAATCCTTCCGAATACCCAAAACCAAAAGAAAATTCATTTATTAGATTTGATGATGATAGTTTTGATTTAAGAATTCCTGATAACCCATTGAGAATATCAGACCCAAAAAGAGATTATTCTAAAACAAATAGGGTTGTTGGGTTTAGTGTTGATTTTGGAATACAAAACCAAAACATGTTTAAGAACTTAGATTTAGATATGTCTGAAATGAAAAACACTTCAGAGTCTTTTAAAGTTTTTGCTGATATTGGAGGTTCCGTGGCTGGTGATAAAGTCGCTCAACAATCCGTATCTATGTATAGTATTTATAAATCAAGATCGTATAGTTGTGGAGTTGAATCGATGGGTAATGTAATGATACAACCAACAATGTATTTTGTATTAAGACATGTACCTTTATTTTATGGTCCTTATTGGATATACGAAGTTGACCATAACATATCTGAAAATGGATTTACAACTAAATTTAAAGGAACAAGAATACCTAAATATAGTTTACCTAATGTAGATAATTTATTAATTAACGTTAATGAAAAAATATTACAGTCATACAAAGAAAAAATTAAAAAAACAAATACACCAACATCAGGAGAAACAATACTTAATACTGATCCAACAATAAAAACGACTAAAACGGGACTTGATAGATGTAAAGAAATAACAAAATACACATCACTACCATTTGTTGATGTGAAAAGAACCCCAATAACATATGAAGAATTATTACCAATTATTAAGGCGGAAACAACTAATGCCGCATTAAGAGCATTACTTTTAGGTATTGCCCTTACAAGACCCGTTAATAGTTATGAATATGACTTGTCAGTATTTAATTCGATTAATAATAATTTATATGAGATATCGACAGAGACATAACATAATGGTAGTTTAGATACGTATTTAAAAGAACAGATATGTGTTGACATTATGGGTACATCAGTTGCATTAGCTAGTTTCTTAGAGGTATCAACACCTACTAAATTTATGGTATCCTTTTACCAATCAATGATACCATTAATAGAATCGTTAAAAACTTTAAATGTTGATACTAATGAATATAAACAGTACGGTAAGGCTTTAGCTCAAATATGTTATACAACTTGGGATACTCCGGTGGCTTTTGGACCACCAGCCTTAACCGCTGAACAAATAAAAAACGAGGTGATTAATACCACAAATACAAAAGTAATTAGTTTATATAATAATTATGTAACCATTTTTACAACGTTGTATGAAGATTTTGTTCTAAATCCAAACTAGGATATATTTATATAAAAAAATAAGATTATGAATGTTAAAAATTTATTAGATGATTATCTTAGAAAAGATACTAGAGTAACCGAAAAACAAGTTGAGAACGGTTATAAAGAAGTTTGTGATTTAGATACTGGTGATTGTTACACTATTAGAATGAAAGACGGTTTAATAGAGAGAGTAGATAACACTATGAGAACAAATAGAACATTAAAAGTTGAAACACCTACAGGAGTTAAAACATTATTAAACGGATAAAAATTAAAAAATGGGAATAGATAATAAAATATTGGAGGAACTAAGAAGATTTAATAATATTAATTCATATTTAAATGAACAAGATGCTCCACCACCACCGCCAGTAGATCCTGCGGCACCTGCACCACCTGCTGATCCTGCGGCACCTGCACCACCTGCTGATCCAGCATCCCCTGCACCACCGGCAGATGGGGCAATTCCTGAACCTATAGATGTTGAAAACGATCCTGATGTTGAAGAAGTTGGTGATGATAAAGGTGACGATAATACCTCAGAAGAGATTGATATTACAGATTTGGTTACGGCACAACAAGAGATTAAAACCAAACAAGACGAATTTATGGATGGTATTTTTAGTAAGTTAGATGATTTAGAGTCAAAACTATCCCATATGGATGATATTATGGATAAAATAAATTCATTAGAAACTAAATTCGACAAGTACAGACAAAAAACCCCTGAAGAAAAGTTAATGTTAAGATCTTTAGATTCTTATCCTTATAACCAAAAATTGACAGATTTCTTTGATGATAAAAAAGATGAGATGGAGGAGACAGGTAAAAATGAATATATCCTAACATCTGACGATGTTGAGAATATATCACCAAACGAGATTAAAAAAACGTTTAATAATTACCAAGAAGAAGAATAAAAATAAAGATATAAGAAGTGTGAAGGGTTCAAGTATTTGAACCCTTTTTTATTTGACATTTTAGAAAAATCACTTATAATTGTTATAGATAAAAGAGTATAAATTAAAAACAAAAATCTATGGCAAATTCAATTGATGCAGTACTAGCACAGTACGAAAAGAACTCAACACCGAGTTCACAAAAACAAAACATTTCACAAGAAGACAGATTGAAAAGATACTTTTCAGCCATTCTTCAAAAGAATGAGAAATCCGCACAACGTAGAGTTCGTATCCTACCTACAAAAGATGGTTCATCACCATTTGTTGAAGTATGGTATCACGAAATACAAGTTAACGGACAATGGGTAAAGTTGTACGACCCTGAAAAAAATGACAACGAGCGTTCCCCACTTACAGAAGTTTATAATGAACTTATGGCTACAGGGAAAAAAGAAGATAAAGATTTGGCATCCCAATATCGTTCACGTTTATTTTACATTGTAAAAGTTGTTGATCGTGATAACGAACAAGACGGAGTTAAGTTTTGGAGATTCAAACACAACTACAAACAAGAAGGTGTATTGGACAAAATTCTTCCTATTTGGAAAGCAAAAGGTGACTTAACTGATTCTGAAAAAGGACGTGATTTAATTATTGAACTAATCAAAGCAAAAACACCACAAGGTAAAGAATATACAGTAGTTCAAACTATTATGTATGATGATCCTGCACCTATCCACACTGATAGTGAAATTATGGATGGTTGGATGACTGATGAACTTACTTGGAAAGATGTTTACGCTAAAAAACCTGTTGAATATTTAGAGGCGGTAGCTGTAGGAGAAACACCAATGTGGAGTTCCGAACTTAAAAAATATGTTTACGGTGAAGAAACTGAGATTTCTCTTGGTGGAGGAACCGAAACAAAAGTGGAAACACCAATCGTTGACCCACAAGCAAATGATGAGGTAGACGAGGATTTACCATTCTAATAATATCCTATAAAGATAGGTAGTGATTGAAAAAGTCACTACCTTTTTTAACTTTTAAAAAAACAAAAAAATATATGGCAATTAAAAAAACCGACTTCGGTTCATTAAAAAAGAAATTTTCTACGTCCGCAAAATATAAACCACAAAGATTTTTTGATCTTGGGGAACCATTTTTGGACGCAGTTGGATTACCAGGTCCGGCGATGGGGCATATTAATATGTTCTTGGGACATTCTGATACTGGTAAGACAACTGCCTTAGTTAAAACCGCAGTAGATGCACAAAAGAAAGGTATTCTTCCTGTGTTCATTATTACAGAACAAAAATGGAGTTTTGAACATGCAAAACTTATGGGGTTTGAATGTGAAGAAGTAGTTGATGAAGAGACAGGAGAATTAGATTGGGACGGGTTTTACATATTCAATAATAATTTTAGTTATATAGAGCAAATTACCGATTACATTAATTCTTTATTAGATGCACAAGAAAAAGGAGAATTAGATTATAGTTTATGTTTTATGTGGGATTCAGTTGGTTCTGTTCCTTGTAAAATGACTTTTGAAGGTAAAGGGGGTAAACAACATAACGCGTCTACTTTAGCTGACAAAATTGGTATGGGTATTAACCAACGTATTTCAGGATCACGTAAATCAGACTCTAAATACGAAAACACCCTAATCATTGTTAATCAGCCTTGGGTTGAATTACCTGATAATCCTTTTGGACAACCTAAGATTAAAGCAAAAGGTGGTGAAGCTATTTGGTTAAACTCATCATTGGTATTCTTGTTTGGAAATCAAAAGGGGGCAGGAACAACTAAAATTACAGCAACCAAAGACAAACGAACAATCAAATTCGCATCAAGAACAAAGGTATCAGTTATGAAAAACCACATCAACGGACTTGGATTTGAAGATGGGAAAATAATTATAACACCACACGGATTTTTACCTGGAAAAGAGGCAACTGAAGAGAAAGCATCAATTGAACAATACAAAAAAGAATACGCTGAGTATTGGAAAGAAATTATCGGAGTTGATGGTGATTTTGATTTGAAAACAGAAAAAGAAGAAGTATAGTAAGAACCCTGTAATAATACAGAAATGACAAAGACGTTATTGGTTGACGGAAACAACCTATTAAAAATTGGATTTCACGGTGTTAAAGATTACTTTAACAAAGGTGAGCACATTGGGGGTCTTTGGCACTTTATAAATACATTACGTAGGTTTATAGATGAAGAAAACTTTAGTAAGGTGGTTGTATTTTGGGATGGAGAAACAAGTTCTTCACAGAGAAGGTTAATCTACCCAAAATATAAACTTCATAGAAAGGCACCTGAAAACGAGTTAAAAGAAGAATCATTTAACAAACAAAAACATAGAGTTAAGGAATACCTTGAAGAAATGTTTGTTAGACAAATTGAGTTCCCAAACTCAGAGGCAGATGATTTAATCGCATATTACTGTCAAATATCTAAAGGAGAAGATAAAACCATTTTTAGTGGCGATAGAGATCTCACACAACTTATCTCGGATGATGTGACAATCTACTCACCTAATACTAAGAAGTATCATAAGAAGGGAGATAACATCAAATTACATGATATTGAAATAC